CAAGCACACTTGGTGCATTAAGAATTAATAGCACAACAGGTGATCTTGAATATTGGAGTGGAGCAGCCTGGGAAACAAACACAATTGCATTTCCATATAGACAAATTATTTCAACTGCATATGTACACGGTGGATATAAAAGTGCTGCGGTATGGAGTAATGTAAACAAGTGTTTTACATCAACAGACACAACAATTAACCTAGGCGACGGTAGTATTGAAAGAGGACATAACTATCAAAGTGGTGCATGTTCAAAAGATTATGCATATACATTTGGCGCAGGTAACGGACACGTTGTAAGTTCAAACTATGTTATTGCATACAATATGCGTACAGAACAAAACATGACTGACATGAATCGAAACATGAATCATAACAGGATACGTTTTGGTACTGCATTCCAAGAAACAGATTATGCTTGGATACACGGAGGCGGTAACTCAGAAATAGAAGAATACAATATGACGACAAAAACTCATATTGGTGCAAGCGGTCAAACATATACAACAGGTAATGCATGGGCAATGAGCCATGAAAATTTTGCAATCCTATTTACATCAAACGATAATAGAAACTGGACATTTGCTACAAGAACACTCACAAGCAGAAGCGGAACTACAGTAAGTAATCACCACCAACAAAAGTCAATTCAAAGTAAACATACCTATCAATGGTGCGGCGATGACGGATCATATAGCGGCGGTTACAGATATAGAGTTACAAATATGATCACAAATACTACAAGTGGAACTGTAACTAAACCTTATGGCAACTGTGGTGAAGAAAATTATACAATGGGCCAAGATCATCAGTATATGTTAGGCCAATACAACGGACTGCAAAATAATTTAAGTCATAGATGGAACTATAGTACACAAACAGGGTTTCAGCTAGGTTCATCTGGTGAACCTAAAGGACATGCAGGAATGAGCAGTGCAGTTTGTGCATGGGCAGATTAAGGATTTATAAATGGCAACTTTAAAAAATAGTATTATTAATGATACAGGTTATATTAAACTTCCGTCGGGCACAACAAGTCAAAGAGGCAACTTAAACATAACAATAAGCGGGTTATTTGATAATAATACTGCTATTGCAGAAAACGGACTTGCATTAACTATTAGTGGCAACGGAAGTGCTTGGGCCAGCTATCAAAACTTACCAAGCTATCTGTTAGGATTAAGGACTACAACTTGTATTAACGATACTGACGGATCAACTTGGGCATTACCAGCTTGTAGAGTTTACATGGCAAGAGATCCTGGATGGAATGGTGTTGATACATCAGGATGGACAGAACTTGAAAACGGAGTTCCATTATTTAATGGGTCAAGCACTAATGTTACAATTTATTACAGAGATTTTGCAGCTGGAAACTATACATTTGATAACAACTCTGCCATGTATTTCTTTGATGTTATTCCTAGTGCAGGTGTAGTTCGTTATAACACAGAAAAAAGCAAAGTAGAATTTTATACAACAGAATATAACGGCAAATGGGAAGACTTTACTGTACCTTGGCTTTATAGAAGCATTATTACTAATGGTTATATTTTAGGCGGATACAAGTCAGGTGTAACATATAAGAGAGTTAATAGAACTGTTGCTGCAACAGATGTTACAACTGACTTAGGTGACCTATTAGACAGAACTTTTAACTATAAAGCAGGTGCAGTAGGCTTAGATAGAATTTTTGTATTTGGCTCAGGTAACGCACACAATGCATCTAGTAATTTAACAACTGGCTTTAGTTCAAGAACTGAAACAGCATTTACGCCACAAACTCGTTCACATATGGCTAATGCTCGTGGACACATGGGAACTGTTTTCAAAGAGCATTACTACACATGGATAATGGGCGGTAATAGAGGAGAAATAGAACGATTCTCGACTACTACAGAAATGATGGTTACTGCAAGTGTTCCTGGAAATCCAAGTTATGGTGGACAAGGCGGAGCAACAGCTGGCGGACCTTGGGGTATAACATGTCATGAAAATTATGGTATTTTATACAGTGGAGAAGGCAGCGCCGGCGGAGTAGGCCAGTGGAACTTAGAATTTGCAACTGAAACTATGACTACCCGAAGCGGAACTCATGCTGGTCGACACTTCCAACAAAAGTCTATACAAAGTAAGTTAGTTAATGGATATGCAGGCAACGAAGGTAGTTGGAGAGGCGGATACCAGTATCGTAGAACTAACTTTGTAACAAACAGTACAACAAATGCAGGTATTTCAAAAGCCTACACTAACTGTGGTGAAGAAAATTATACAATGGGACAAGATCATCAATACATGCTTGGTCAGTATAATGGTTTGCAAAATAACTTATCAGCAAAATTTGTATATGCAACTGAAGTACAAACTACAGGCGCATCGTCCATGCAACCTTCAGGTATACCAGGCACCAGTTCAGGTATTGGTGGCTGGCGCGACTAACTAAGTATTAATAACAATTCATTTTTAGGAGAAACTATGGTTGATAGATTAGCTCAGTATGCCAACACGCATTACCTTAACACACTTAACACTGACACTTCCGATTTAACGGAAGAGGATAAAAAAACTATTCTGTTTGCTGTAAACAAAGAATGGACAAATCCTAAGTTTAAGATGAGGTACTTTGTTGGACAAACTCAAATTACACCATTTGCAAAATTACGTCAATGGTTATTAGAACTACGCACCCGTGAAGAAAGTATTGAACACACAGAATACGAAATAGCAAAATGGGAAATTAATATTGAACGTCATCTAGATGGAGCAGAAAATGATCCAGATCCTTATGAGCGTAAACTTAACGCACTTGAAGCTGACAAATTGCAAAGGCAGCAAATTGCAACAAAGCGTAGACTACAAGATTGGAAACTAGAACGACAACAGTTTATCGATTTGATTAACGAGTTTAAACAGTCTGAAGAAGCAATTCTACCAGACGGTTCGGGAAGAACTTATTTTGATATTATTAACACAGACGAAGAAGATGTATACGAAGCTGAGTACTGGACAAATAGATTAGGTAAACAGGCTGCTGCTGATTTATTATTTTATGGTCGGGTAAACACAGGTAATATGGATGCAATTCTAAGTATGAGTGAAGATCAACAAGCACAAACGTTAGCTCTAGCACACAGTTATGCAACTCAACTTAAAGATACTGAAACTCAAATTCAATTAGAAGTTGAAAAATCATTAGGTATAGAACATAACACATATGTTACTAACCCAAATCTTCAATCATTAGGAATTCAAGAAGCACCTAAAGTAGCAATTGAAGCAGTTAACGACAAGGATACTACATTAGATGACGGATACGACTTATATAATTCATGAGAGTGTAGCTGGAAACGATCCTAGACTACATCCTAAAATGGAGCAAATAGGAGAGTTCTGGTGTTACAATGTAGTTAAATTTCCAAGCAACGATCCAGATATTATACACTCGTGGCTACACGGAGAAGAAGTTACTGAAAATGTAGCAAAAGCGTATAAATTTACTAGTGCGCACGAAAATGAAATATCAGTAAGAAAATCTACTAATGTTTATGAAGAAATTTTTGACGGTAGTGGTGATACTGAAGATTTAGATGAATCAAAAGTATACTATAGATTAACTCCTGTAGATACTAACAACACAATAGAATTTTTTAAAACTATCATGCGTATTCACATCAAGAATCATGCAGACAGTACTAGTAAACATGTACAAGCACTAAGATCAATGGTTGACCAAGTTACAACTATTATTCAGGCACAGGACCTTATGTATGACTATTTTGATATTGGTTTCCCAATAAATGCTAGAAGATTACGCAAGCCTAAATTTAACATTAAATGGTCTGATCCAACTTGACATATTCGCTTTTCTCTGCTATACTAATTAATAGTAGAGAGCGAGTTTATTAATGAAAAAAATATTTAGTGTTCCATTAAATCCTAAGTTAAGTAGAGAAGAGTTTGAAGAGTTTGTTGTGTTCCTTAGAGAATACAACCATTTAATTTTTGATGTCTACTTTACATCTAGAATATCTCCATTTGTACAAGATGCAATGGGAGACATATTCATACACAACGAAGATTATTCGCATGCTATTGATATGGCAGTGTATATTCAAAAAACTACAGGAATACCTGTAAGTGCTACATTTAATAATATACAAGTAGCACCAACACAAAAAAATCTAGACATATTCATAAAAAACTTCAAACCTATATACGATGCTGGTATACGTGTTGCTACTATACCACATACACATTGGATGGCCACCGGTCAAATTAAACGTGCATTTCCAGAATTAATGGTTAAAAATACAATCTTGCGTGATGTACGTACTGCTACTGAAATTGTTAATCTCGCCAAATACGGATTTGATTATATTAACTTAGATAGAGATCTCATGCGAGACCGAGATACATTGTTAAGGGTAAAGACAGCAAAAGAATGGGTAAAAGAAAATTTAGGTAAAGAAATAAAAATTAGTCTATTAGCTAATGAAGGTTGCTTAGGTAACTGTCCAATGATGGTAGAGCATTTTGAATATAATAATACTCGTCAAGGAAACGATCCGCAATACTTTAATGATCCTATCAGCAGAGTAAGTTGTCCTAAATGGGACTTTATGGATCCGGCAGTTCATTTAAAAACAGCTGATTTACCTCCATGGAAAGAAGACTGGGAAGAATTTATAAACGAATTAGGTATTGACGTTTTTAAGATGCATGGTCGAGAAGCAGTATCTCGACTACACGAAACTATGGAAATTATTCGTAAGTGGGATAGAGACGAAGAAATACTTATTGAAACATTTGATAGATATCTTGATGAAACTAATTTGAGAGAGCGTCCTATCGATGCTTGGCGAAAAATTATTAAAAATTGTAAGTTTGATTGTTGGGAATGTCAGTTCTGCGATAAAATTTACAAAGCAAAAACTAATATTGATCATAGCGATTTAGTTAAGCATGTTGTTACATGTGTTGAAGCAAGTGGTGTTCCGACTGTCAAAGTAGACGTTCCTGGATTAACTTCACCAAGGGTGCAAACATTACTTAATTCTATCGCAAAAGGTGTTGACTCTTACTTAGAGATTGGTTCATACTTAGGTTCTAGTTTATGTTCAGTATTAAAAGATAATATGTTAATTGCAGTAGCAGTAGATAAATGGGAAGAACAAATACAATCTCAAAACGGCAATGTAACAGATGCAAATAATTTTGACGACTTTGTAGCAAATGTAGAAAGGTATAGAGGAAATAATCGTGTAGAAGCAATAAACAACGATATGTTTGCTATTGATACTTCAAATATGAACAGTGCATTTAGTATGTTTTTCTACGACGGTCCTCATGATCACGAATCTACACGTGATGTTGTAAAGCATTATTGGAATACTTTTAAACAAGAAACTGTATTAATATTTGATGACGCAAATTGGACTAGTGTAGTTGAAGGTGCTAGAGAAGGCATTAACGAATGTGGCGGCTATGTTACATACGAAAAATTAATGTTAAACGATGAAGAAGATGTAAGTCAGTGGTGGAATGGACTTTATATATTGGTAGTATCTAAATGATAGAAAATTTTTTTGCAACGCCTATATATATAGAAACTATAAAAAGTCTAGAAATTGACAAAGAAATATCTAGTGTAGTAGATAGTGCATTTTTTAGTAATAATTGGCAGCCTGATAACGATACAGCAGAAACAACATTTAACGAAAATGTAATGAATATTATTGATATTAATAATATGAAAATTACAAATCAACTGTTAACAGAACATATACACAAATACTTAGAACAAGTAAATCAAAATTATATCCATAACAGTATTAATATAAACAGTTCTTGGCTTAACAAATTTAATAATGAACAACTTATAGGCTTCCACGAACATGGTTATCAGCCTAATGTTATAAGTGGAGTGTATTATCATAAATATTCTGCTAACAGTGGAGACATACAGTTTAAGAGTCCTAACCCTTTTGTTGTATCTTTTCCACATCAAACGCAAGACTATACTAACATAGTAAATATAGCAGTAGAACAGAACATGTTGTTATTGTTTCCTAGTTGGTTACTGCACAAAGTAATGCCTAATAGAACAAACAACACTAGAATATCTCTAGCATTTAATGCTGATTTTAAATATGTATACCAGGAATAAAGATGTTTTTAAATAAAGTACAACATATAATAATTTTCGGAGGCGGAACAAGTGGATGGTTCACTGCCGCATATCTATCTAGAAATTTACAACGCCCTACAAAGATTACAGTAATAGAAGATACTTCTGCTGGTCCTATTGGAGTAGGCGAAGGAACACAACCTGCAACAGCACACTTTTTAGGACGCTGCGGCATCCCGCCAAAAGCATGGATGAATACAAGTGATGCAAGTTTTAAGTATGGTGTTGAATTAGATGGATGGAATGAAGAACCATATTTTGTTGACAACGACTCGCCTGATAACACACTACTAGCAGAAGATTTTTATATACACGATTATTTTATTGGTAAATCTCAAAAAGAATGGAAGGATTATCATCCTGCATATAGATTAGCAAAACAAAATATGTGTCAAAAATTTGATGATTACTTAGACGTAAATCATAGAATGGGACCACTACATTTTGGTGCTGTGCATTTTAACGCATATAATATTATTAAAACCATTCAAGATATTCTAGGTGATAGTGTAGAACATATAGATACTAAAATTGTATCTGTAGAAAAAAATGAAAACGGAATACAAAACTTAGTAAGCGAAGATGGCAACAAATATAGTGCCGACTTGTTTATAGATTGTTCAGGATTTCAAAGTAGACTACTTGAACAAGAACTTAATATACCATTCCACAGTTACAACGATGTATTGCTAAATGACAGTGCTGTTGTAATTCCAAAGCAATATACAGACCCGCAAAAAGAATGTTTTCCATATACAAAAGCAACCACAATGAATGCTGGATGGCGATTTACTATTCCAATTTTTACTAGAATAGGTAATGGTTATGTGTATTCGAGCAAACACATATCTAAAGAAGATGCAGAAGCAGAGCTTAGAGAATCAATTGGTGAATACGTTGCTCCGGCAAGACACTTACAAATGAAATGCGGCTACCATAAAGAAATAGCAGTAAAAAATGTAATTGCTGTAGGTTTAGCAGCAGGATTTGTTGAACCATTAGAAGCAACAGGTATTACATTTACAACAGCAGCAGTAATGAGTATTGCTGATATGTTGAATGCTACTGGAAACATTTGGAACTCTGAAACTAAACAATTTATTAACAAAGGGTTTAGTGAAATGTCTGAAGAAATACTTGCATTTGTATGGGCGCACTATTACTTTAGTTCTAGAAATGATACTCCGTACTGGAAAGATATACGTGCTCAAAAACTAGAAGAAATGCCAAAGTTTATTAGAGATATATTTGATGCACTTTTACCAGTACCAAAACGATTCATGAATCTTACTCCTAGTAGTATGTTTAATGTAACTCAATGGTTTAGCGTGTTACATGCCGGAGGTGCATATAAGGAAATAGAACCATATCTTACTGATAAACAAGAAAGATACGGAAAATATTTTATTGACAGCAATAATGCCCGGTTAACATTAGCAGAAGATATGTTCAAAAATCAATATGATTATTTGACAGATTGGTATGACAGATGACTCCTATTATAATGCATGCAGCGTTATTTAATTATGATAATGTTGGTGTAGACAGCAATGTAGAATTATTGAAGAACGAAGTTTTACACAATTCTAAAACATCTTCTCCTACTGACTTTTCAAATTCTAATTGTTGGCGAGGGTCACATGTATTACATAACATTGACTTTGTGCTAGATGCTATAAATCATGCAGTAGAAGAGCAACTTGTATATTATGAAAAAATAGATAGTGTTTTTTCAAACTTTACAAGTAAAAATTTTAACATTACATATTGGGCAAATGTCAACAATACAGGTTCTAGGAATGTAATGCATGCACACAAAACTGGCGTATTTTCAGGAGTGTATTATATTCAAGGTTATGACACTGGCGATCTTAGAATTATTAATCCAGCAAATATACTTGGAGAATGCAATCCTGAATCTCCGTTTGCAAGAGACTTTTATTTTACGCCAAAGGATAAAGATCTAATTATGTGGCCTAGCTGGCTACCACACGAAGTAGAACCAAATTTATCAACAAAGCAAAGAATTAACATTGCGTTCGACGTGAGGTTTACAAATGAAGATTGAATTTTTTAGTACCATTGACGGTCTAGCAGAAGCTGTGCCTATTATTCCAGCAAAAGACTATAAACCAAACTGGATGAAAAGAGCTAGAGAAGATTACAAACGTAAAATTGAAACAGCTGAAGGAAGAATGGATCATATTTACCAGTGTCCTGGCATCTTTGATTTGACAAAAGTTGGATATATAATTCCTATGTGGCACGATGTTTTAATAGAAACTACTGGGACTGGAGATTTTAAATGGACGGTTCCTACTACTGATGTCATGGACTTGTCAGAAGGAAAAGATATTATATCTAGACAAGTTACAGGAGTTGAAACATTAATGCCAGTGCGTCCTTGGACGTCCGGTGCTTTGTTAAAAATTAATACACCGTGGCACGTAGTAGCTCCTAAAGGTGTAAAGTTTTTAATGATACCAATTGCATATCCTGATAGTTTTGAGCTCGAAAGTAGTACTGGTATTTTAGATCCTGGTGTAAGTTCAGAAATAAATATTCAAGCATACTGTAATATACCAAGAGGTAAGTTTCAACTTAAAGCAGGACAACCGTTAGCACAACTTATTCCTTTAAGCGAGAGACAATTTGATTTAGATGTACGCAATGCAAATGAAAAAGATTTAAAATGGATTAAAAAGTCTAAATTTTTGATGAACTATACATTTAAACAACAGCGTAATATAGTGAAAGAAATATATTATAAATATTTTGGAACCAAAAAATGATTGAAGAATTTTATACAGAAGAACTAGTAATTTACACTTTTAAAAATAGAAAAGATAAAGGTGACGAATATACTGCAAGGAAGATACAAAAAGATCGCAAGAAAAAGTTTACTTGGTTACTTGAAGTATTAAAATTAAACGAAGTAGTCTTACACTACAAAGAAGACGGTAAAGAACAACAGTGTATTGCTACAATGAAAGAAGACTATAGCGATCAGCTACCAGTTGATAGAATACCTATAGCAATAGAGTCATACAGAGGAACTGATACCTTGCGCATGTATCATTTACCTGTACTTTGTTTTCCAGGAAAAGTACAGAAATTAATCCATGTTGATGATGTTTTTAAAATTATTGTAAAAAATGATAATATATGGGATATCGCACAACGATTGTATCACGCAAAATATTAATAAATACTATACAAGGAGTATAGTATGTCATCATCTCAAGCACCTGTAGTAGACAGAATTAGGATTATTCCGCGTCCTACTGATTTTTTAGATCGTAATGTAGGATCAAGCGGAGAAATATTCTATAGCAAAACATCTAATACACTTAGAGTGTATAGTGGTAAAGACACCGGCGGCTTTGAAATTGCTAGAGGCGATCTTTCAAATGTGCAACAAACCGCATTTACTAATGCAGGCTTAGCTCTTTCTGACTTAACAAATATTGATAATAGCGTGTTTGCTGACAAAGTTACAGCAAGTGGTTTTGAAGGTGGAGGCGGAGCCAGCGTTGATGTTAGTGACACTGCACCAGATGCTCCTGAGCAAGGCAACATTTGGTTCAATAGTAATACTGGCCAACTATACGTTTATATAACTGATACTGATAGCAGTCAATGGGTCCAGCCTAGTTATCCAATACCTATTTTAGATTGGGCAAATATTACAAATAAGCCTTTAATTCCAGTAAGTCTTTTAGATTTAGGAATTAGCGATGGCACATCTGGACAGGTATTAACTACTAATGGCAGCGGTTCGTTTACATTTGCAACTGTTAGTGGTGGTGGCGGAGGCGGCGGAGGCACGTCATATAATCAGTCACTCAACACTACAGATGATGTAACCTTTGATGACATTACGGCAACTACATTAAGTGCTGACAGTATAACATCTACAGGGGTAGGAACTCCTGGCATAACTAGTGCAAGTAGTATAAACTTAACCGCACCAGATGCAGTAAATATAAGTAATGATATAAGCATAGCAGGTGATATTGCTGTTACAGGAATAGCCGACTTAGCAGGTACAAGAGAAAACGTACAACTAATTACAGGAGCAACAGGAACTGTTGCACACGACTTTAGTGCTACTTCTTTATGGAGTCATTCGTCACCTGTTACTAATTTTACAGCAAATATCACTAATGTTCCTACAGATAACAATAAGTCAATAAGTATTGCACTAGTAATTGAACAGGGCGTAACACCGTATTTGCCAACTGCACTACAAATAGACGGTGTTGCAGTAACAATTAAGTGGCAAGGTGGATCAGCACCAACAGGAACAGCAAGTCAAACAGATATAGTAGGATTTACTTTGCTGCGAGTATCTAATGCTTGGACTGTGTTAGGAAGTTTAAATACGTATGCATAAACTAAAAGGTAACAAACATGGCAATTAATTATCCACTAAGTCCTACAATAGACGATACATTTACTGACGGTACTACTACGTGGCAGTGGGACGGTACTGCATGGAATGTTGTTGCCTCAGGCACAGGCGATAACAAGTTTGTCACAATACAAGCAGACACAGGCACTACTACTGCTGACGGTAGCCAAGATACTTTAATCCTAGCAGGAGGTGCAGACATTAGCACAAGTATTACAGGTGATACTGTTACATTTGCATTTACAGGCGAAGCAGGCGGCGGAGTAGGCGATGTATTTAAAACTATTAACTCAGATGACGGCACTGCTGTAGCAAGTGGTGAAGATACACTAGCAGTAATAGGCGGCACACATATTTCAACTGCTATCGCAACAGATACAAAGAACGTTGCAATAACATTAGATAGTTTTCCTATAGGATATTTAAATAATGTTTCGGATTCTGCCCCGACAAGCGGCCAAGTTTTAAAATGGGATGGCGCACAATGGGCACCGGCAACTGATATTGCTTCGGGAGGCGCAGGTCTTGATGCAGACACTTTAGATGGCTTTGATAGTGCATACTATTTGAATTACAATAACTTTACTAATACTCCTTCTGTACTTACACTTACAGACATTAGTATAGGTAACGAATTGCCAGCATCCGGTGATGGTGCAATTGGATACGATAATACAACAGGAGTGTTTAGATATACTCCACCTACCGCAGCCGGCATTGGTGCTCTAACTAGCATTAGCCTTGACGGGGTAGATGATGTATCAATTACAAGTGTAACAGATAACGAATTATTAGCGTATGACTCAGGTTCTGCCACTTGGATTAATCAAACTCCTACTGAAGCAGGATTTGCTACTATTGCAACTAGTGGATTATACAGTGACATAAGTGGAACTCCGACATTACCAACAGATTTAAGCGATCTTACAGATACTACAAATATTATTCCATCTGATCTTACAGATTTAGGAATTATAGATGGTAATGCAAACCAAGTACTTACAACAGATGGCGCTGGAAACTTTAGCTTTACAACAGTAACTAGTGGCGGTGCAACGCAAAACTTATTTGAAACAATAAGTGCCGACTCTGGGTCTACAAGTGCAAACACTGCAACAGATACATTAACTATTGCAGGTGGCAACAGTATATCAACAAGTATTACAGGCGACACAGTAACAGTAGCATACAATGGCGCAGCTGGAGTTACTAACTTTGATGATTTGACAGACGCCCAAACAGCAAACTTGGCAACTATTGACGAATTTGTTGTGCGCAGCGGTATGCATTTTGAAGTTGATAATGTTGGTGCTACGTCATATACTTTTAATCCTTTGTATAGTGGTAACAATCCTACAATTTATGTTATAAGCGGAATGCAAATTAGTTTCAAACTTAATGTAGGTGGCCACCCGTTCGAAATACAAGACGGCACACTTACTGCTATTACAAGTAATTTATTACATATTGCAGAAGACGGTACGCCTAGTGCAAATGCAGCCGCACAAGGAAAAGACGGTGGAACATTAATATGGAGCATACCAGAAAGTACAAGTGGTACATTTGCATATCAATGTACACTACACCCTGCAATGGTTGGGTCTATTGTAGTTAAAAGATTATCAAGTCTTTAAAAGATTAGTAAGTTTTCTACGTAACTCTATTGTATTGATTACAGACTCTCTTGCGATACCAGGCGTAACTGGACCATTAGTTCCTTCAAAAGAATTATCAATAATTTCGTATTCGTTTTTTAAATCTTTTAGCAGATTTGTTGCATTATTACGCACATGAATATTCTGTATAGATTTAATTTCTTTTTCAAACTTTGCTAGTTCTTTTTTAACTTTATTATTTTCTTTTAATTTAGGAAACATTTAATCTCCAATATTTGTTGCAGGTATTACACAATAATTATCATCGTCTATTTCAGGAGTAGCAACTTCTGCTATACTGCCGTCGCTTGTTAATGATTCTATACTTACTGGCGTTAATGGCTCTATATGAAATACACCACCTTCTTTTACATGCTTTTCGTATAATTTACCGTCAGCAGTATCAATCCATCTAATTCTAAAATCTCCAGAGTTTATAAACCATGTTTTTTGTGTTTGCTGATGAAAGGATAAATCTGTTTTAACAGGTCTATTGAATACTAGTATTTTACCCGAATAATTTTCCGTCGCGGCCCAACTGATTTCGTAACCGTATGATGTTTCTTTAATGTTATCCATGATTCTTCTCAAGTAAGCCTATTACTTCAATTACAGTTTGCAGTTTGGTTTGTATAGTTTTGTTTTGTAGTGTATTTCGTAAACCGTGATGTAGACTTTTTGGCCATTTACCTAGACTTACCCAAGCATATCCAGTATGTTCGTCATTTAATATAGGTAGAAATTCTTCTTCAACAATTCCTAAGTAAGTATGAAAATGAAACGCATTATCGTTGCTTACAAAACTTTCTAAAGGAATAACTTTTATTATATCTACAGTACCAATTTCTTCTAAAATTTCACGCTGTAATGCACTCCAGGGAGATTCACCGGATTCATTGGTTCCACCAACTAACCCCCAAGCATCTTTGTGCTTACCGTTTGCTCTGTGCAAAAATAAAAATCTATTGGTGTTTAGTGCGTAAATTAATGCACCACTACAAATAATATCCTTCATACAAGTAATTATTGAAAAATTACAGACCTAGGCGTCTAATATGATATTCCAAGTTCCAGGATAATATTCACCTTCGTACGATCTTATCCAGTACTTATTAACATTGTCCCATTTGTACTGTATGCCGGTATTGAGATTACTTGTATAGAATACAGTAGAGTCGTCAACATTAGAATCAAATACTATATGCCATCTACTACCGTCCCATTCTACAATGTCATTTTCGCTTGCAATAAAATCAGTATTATCTGCATTTTTCCATGCATCGGCACCATCTTCGTTATCAGAATCTCCAATTGATCCTAATAATAATATTCTTACACCTGCAACTTTATCTTGATTAGGATCAAACCTTAAAGGATCAATTATATAATCAATACTAGTGAATGCATTAGGATTTCTAGCTGGACCGTCTATTACAGTGTCATTTGGTAGTGTATCTGCATCAAAGTTAATAGTTAATTTTGTATTATCTAATGGATTTATTGTAATAGTACCTACTACATAATTATCTGTGTCGTCTGTTTTTAGATAAACTTTACTTATATCAGCAGTATATGTACCAGGAAGTGATTCTATTAATTCTACAAAACTTGTATCACCTACTACATTACGGTTTATAATTTGCGCCTCTGAGCCAATAACATTTAATCCGAAATTTCGGTATGTAGATGATGCTGTGCCTTGCCATCTAAATTTACTTGTAATATCAAGTTCTCCAGTACCAGTATTAGGAAATTCTCCAGTGTCTACTACTTGAGTATTAGATCTAGTTTGCTCAAATACAGGCTCTATACCACCTTGCCCGCCGATAAGTGTTAGTCCCAAATCAATATCACCTGTATCTTCGTTAAAAATACTTGTAATTATATTTGTAACTACACCTAGACGTTTTACTTTTGCTGGAGGTGTTAAGTATATTGGGGTATTAAACTGTAAGTTGGCAACATCTATTTCACTGTCAACACCTACTGGTATGCTTCTACTACTAAATGTAACACCATCTAAATTTACTACACTTAAACTTGTCCAATCTAGATAGTTATCGGTAGTTTGTATTTCAAAACTAGGATTAAACAGGACTAATATTTGTTCTAATATTTGTAATTTTTGTTCGGTATTAGCTGCCCATATATCAGCTTGTAATCTTAATATATAAGGACTAGGCATTAGCCTTTCGACTGTGTAATTTTTTCCTTGTGTATTTAAGTACTCTTCGTTATTCTCGTCGTATGCTCTTTCTCTAATATTAACTTTACTAACAAAACTTGAATCAGCAGTACGTTCTCTATCCATTTCTAATCCAGTAACGTATACTGCTATTCTTGGAGCACTAGGAATTTTGTTTTCACTGTTATCTTTAATAATATTTGCAACTTGTCTAGACAAATCTCCGTACATAACAGGTATTTGAGTAAGATTATTATTTGAATCACTTACACTAAAGTTACTCATTAGTCTTACCATTTGCGTTATGTAACGTCTAATTTGCCCATCGTAAAAATATTGCATTATGAGTTATCCTTGTCACGTATAAAGAAATGTACTATAGCCATAGAAAACCACATCCAAGTCATTTCGCTAAAACCTAACAAATTTGTTCCATGATGCATACTGCTTGTACCTTCATATAAAAAAATAATACCTAAAATTAAAAATATAAATCCTGCTGTTCTATGTTTCATTAATTATCTGCCTTTGGTCTAAGAGCCTTGCTGAGGCTTTGTCTTTCGTCAACTGCTTCGCCGCCAATATCATCAGTTTTAGTATTGTTAATAAATGTACCTTTGAGTGTTTGTCTATTAGGACTATTAGTCATTGTCATTCTAACATTATCTTGTACACGTAACCATCTTGTTCCATCAAACTTAAATAATCTATTTGGCAAATAGTCAGTTCTTAAGAAATAATCACCGGTTTGATTAGAATTTGGAAATTTTGTGCCACTTCCAAATGCTTCGCCATTGGGTGGTGATTCGCCTGACACTAAGTAGCCTGCGTATCCAGCACGATCTGGTCTACCTGCTTCTGGAGCTTCAACTGTATCAATTACAGTAGTGCCGTCTTCATCAACAGCAAGTGAATAGTAATGACCTATATCATAACCACTTAATGGAGCATCTGCCTCTGCTTCTGACAATACTGCATCGTTAATTTGCATTTCTTTTTCATATGTGCTTAACAGATCTCTTAGTGTATTGTCAGTATATTCTGTCCAATTGAATACATCAGTAGGTGTATTACCTTGAGTCTGTGATGTTGCTTTATATAACTTGCCTTTGTATTTCACTACTTGTCCTATTTCGTATGTAACACTACTAGAATAGTCTCCTATAAAAATATCGTCGTCTTCGGGACGTTCGAGTATATCTGCAAATTCTTGTGAATCAACAAGTTGTTTTAATTTTAATCTATACAAATGTGGATACCATGTAGGGGAAAAACCTTCTGCGGCTCTGTTTACATCTTCTACAACATAATATCTTTTGAGGCTTGTAGTAAAATCGTTTTCTGCATATTCGTCTTTTAAGTGCGGCAATTCGATAACATCACCGCTCATAATTTTTCTACCTATAGTAGCAACACTTCTAGTAATGTGTATAGTCATAAAAAGTGTATCGTTACTTAAAAACAAACCAAACTGGCTTAGATCGAAATCAATATCCTGTACATTATAAACTCCTCGTAAGGTATAAATGTCGGGATCGTATTTCCTATCTCTGTTTTCTAAAAATAGTAAATCTTGTATTTGAGTATGATCTTTAACAGTTTCGCCGTCGTCAGTACCTATATATTTGTGAACATGCACATCAGTACCGCCAATAGTAAACATTTCATAGATACGTTGATCCATAAAATTGAAATCATTTCCTCGTTCTGGTTTGTATAAACTTAATCTTGGCATATACATATTTATCGTAACGATAAATACTATGTGGAGAATATATATGGCAGATTTACAAACGCAAAAACAAGAAATATTTGATTACGTTAACGCTTTTTTAGGAGGCGGAATGATTGACGTAGAACTAGATCCTATACATTATGATACTGCATTAACAAAAGCATTATCAAAATATAGACAACGTTCTGATTACTCTGTAGAAGAAAGTTATTTGTTTCTAAAATTAGTTGAAGATCAAAACGATTATATACTGCCAAATGAAGTAATAGAAGTTCGTAAACTATTCCGTAGAAGTATAGGAACACGTACCGGTGGCGGCGATGGCGGAAGTTTACACGAACCATTTAACTTAGCATATACAAATACATATTTACTAAGCGGATCTTCACAAATGGGCGGACTTGCAACTTATGAAATGTTTGCAGGATATCAAGAATTAGTAGGACGTATGTTTGGTTCTTTTATTGAATTCAAATGGAACACTACAAGTAAAAAATTAACTATATTACAACGTCCAAGAGCTAATGAAGAAGTTTTATTATACGCTTACAATTACCGTCCAGATAGTCAATTGTTAGACGATTATCTAGCCAAACAATGGATTAAAGATTATACACTAGCAAGTTGTAAGTATATGTTAGGCGAAGCACGTTCAAAGTTTGCTACTATTGCTGGACCACAAGGCGGAACAAGTCTTAATGGCGACAGTTTAAAAGCCGAAGCACAAGCCGAAATGGAAAAACTAGAATCTGATGTATCACTAGCTGTAGCTGGCGGAAACGGATACGGATTCCTAATTGGTTAAAATACCTCTAAGTTTACGCTAACAATCTTGTATACTGTAAATACAGTATAACAAGGAGGTCCCATCATGTGCAGTCCATATGTGCGTAAAGAAGCCAACCGACTTAACTGGTTAATCAAAGGTAAACTTATTGATAGATCCTGGAGCGATGAAGCAGTTGAAAAAACCTACGATTCATATTTCAAAAGACTCTGGGGTAATAACGAAAGAGCAGAATACGGTTCTACAGGTTTTGAAGCCGCATACAAAGCTCGTGAAGCAGAAATCTTTAATGAAGATGTAAAAAACATTGCTGTTCTAGGCGGACACTACGATTAACGGTTGACAAACATAAACAATGACATTATAATTAATAGATAATTAAGGAGTTATTGTTTATGTTTCCTAAACTATTAGTAATAGGTCACGGCCGTCACGGCAAAGACACAGTGTGTGAAATTCTAAGAGACAACTTTGGCTACAGCTTTGAAAGCAGCAGCAGATTTTGCAGTAAGCTCTTTATCTACGAAATGCTAAAGGAAAAATATGGGTATACTACTGAAGCAGAATGTTATGCTGACCGGCATAATCACCGAGCAGAATGGTATGATGCTATCTGTGATTATAATAAAGGCGATGGAGCTCGTTTAGGTAGAGCAATTTTTGCAGAACACGATATCTATTGTGGATTACGTAACAAGCGTGAATTTTTTGCAATGAAAAATACTGGTGTATTTGATTACTGTATTTGGGTTGATCGAATTGACCATCTTCCTCCTGAGTCTAAAGATAGTATGAGTCTTGAGCATTGGATGGCAGATTATACTATTGATAATAATAACGATTTGAAAGAATTAGAATTTAACACAAAAAATCTTATCAGTTATTTAGAAACTAAAGGTCAGGTATCAGGTCACCTTGACGCCAACGGGCTTCCCCATCCTGTAGGATTCTTTGACAATTAGCACAAATTGTTTTTAAGTTGCTCGGACGGCAGTTATCTAATTTGCCGTCTATATGATACACATCGAACTGATTAGGATACCTACTGCGGTATCCGCATTTCTCGCACATGTTCTTTTTTTGATATCCTTGTTCTTGCCATCGAGGTATTCCTTTAGACTTTCCTCCGTTACGACAACAACTTTCGCACATACTTCTATAAAACGTTTTTCCGCCTTTGTGATAGTTGACTGCTGACGGTTTTTTCTTACAATTTTTACATAAAGGACGCATATACATATTTAGCTGCCCTTTTCGGTCCCTTTTTCTAGGTGTTTATTAGGTGGTTTTGTCTTTCCTACGCTAAATACTACTAACAACAACCCATATAGGAGAACAGACATGGCTTTAGTATCACCAGGTGTACAGGTTAGCGTAATTGACGAGAGTTTTTATACTCCGGCAGAACCAGGCACTGTACCAATGATTTTTGTTGCCTCTGCAAGTAATAAACAAAATGGCAGTGGCACAGGCACAGCTCCAGGCACACTGGCAGCAAACGCAGGTAAACCATACCTGCTTACATCGCAGAGAGAGTTAGCAGAAACATTCGGAGATCCGACTTTCTACACTGACGCTAGCAATAATCCAATACACGGCGGTGAATTAAACGAATATGGTTTACAAGCAGCTTACTCGCTACTAGGTGTAAGCAATAGAGTATATGTAGCTAGAGCAGATGTTGATCTAGGTAAGTTACAAGCACAGGCAAGTGAACCTACTGCAAATCCAGCAGCTGGTACATATTGGTTAGATACAGAAGCATCAAACTTTGGTATTTTTGCATGGAACGGTGCAGCAGCTTCAACAACTGGCGGACAGTCATTTACTGTACAAGAACCAACAATTATTACAGAAGCATCAAGAGTTGATGGCAATGGTTTTCCAAAACAAAGTGAAGGTGTTGTAGGTGGCTATGCAATTAAAGCAACTACTAAGTTGATTAAAGCATATTATAGAGTTACAGCAGGTACAGCATCAAGACTAGGACTTTCAAATCAATGGGTTGAATTAGGTTCTGCAAACTGGAAAGCAAGTTGGCCAGTTGTAACAGGAACAGTAAGTTCTCCAAGTGTTACAGCATCTAATGGTGCAGAACTAACATTACAAATTGGAAGTGGTGCTACTACAACAATTACCGAAGCTGATAGTTTAGCTGATATTGTTTCAAACGGTAATACTGCATTATCCGGAACTGGAATAAGCCTACAAGTTGTTGATAATAAAATTGCTGTATATAATGACGGAACAACTGACGAAGTTGTAAATGTTACAGATACAGCAGGCTTAGGTGCTATACTAGGATTAACAGCTGGAGCATATAAAGCACCAGAATTACAAATTAGTAAGCATACACAAGTACCGTCATTTAAGACAGCTGACGAAGCTCGCCCAACAGGTAGTGTTTGGTTAAAAACAACTGAACCAAACTTAGGCGC